ATTGTTGATTAACTTGTTGGTATTGTTGATTAGGTAGCTGGTATTGTTGATTAGGTAGCTGGTATTGTTGATTAGGTAGCTGGTATTGTTGATTAGGTAGCTGGTATTGTTGATTAGGTAGCTGGTATTGTTGATTAGGTACTTGATATTGTTGATTAGGTAACTGGTATTGTTGATTAAGTACTTGATATTGATGAAAATATGGGTTATATTGCTGATAAAATGGGCGATATTGCTGATAAAATTGTTGGTACTGTTGAACATGTGGTTGAACTGGTAATTGAGGATGTGACTGGTATTGTTGAGTAAGTGGTATAACTGGTGGTTTTACAGTTTCCGTAACAGTTGGTTGAATACTTTCTATAACAGGTAATGTATTCGGAGGTTGAATACTTTCTATAACAGGTAATGTAGTCGGTAGTTGAACAGTTTCTATAACAGGTAATGTAGTCGGTAGTTGAACAGTTTCTATAACAGGTAATGTTTCAAGTGGTTGCACAGTTTCTATAACAGGTAATGTTTCAAGTGGTTGCACAGTTTGTTCATCTAAAGGAGTATCTATTTTTTGTTTATTATGTGTTGAAACAAAATTAATAATTTCATTACATATTGAAGTATCACTTCCTGTAAATTGATTAGGAAATGTATTGCTAAATAATCCTCCTTCTGTAGCTTTATTAATTAGTTGCTTAATAGTCATAATTATATCAATATTATTATCTATATTATCTTTATCTTCCATTAGAGTTAATATTTTTTCAGGATTTAATACAATCATTTTAATTAATTCCTCAAATGAATAATCTTTATTAGTTGTAGATATGTTTTCATCACCAATTGTTTCTTTATTAAATTCATTTAATATTTCTTTTTCAATATCATCATGTGATAGAGTAGATTCTGTAAATTGAACTATTTTAGGCTCATATCTTTGAACAGGTTTGAATTTAGATTTTTGTAAAACTTTAGGTTCAGTCTTTTGTAAAACTTTAGGTTCAGTCTTTTGTAAAACTTTAGGTTCAGTCTTTAGTAAAACTTTAGGTTCAGTCTTTTGTAAAAATTTAGGTTCAGTCTTTGGTACAACTTTAGATTCAATCTTTGGTATTACTTTCGGTTCAGTCTTTTGTACAACTTTAGATTCAATCTTTGGTATTACTTTCGGTTCAGTCTTTGATTCTATTTTAGGTTCAGTCTTTATTTGAGTATTAATTATTGAAGATTCTTGTAATGATCGTAATTTAGAAAAATCACGATCTATATTTTGTGGAAAAAAGGATGATTTTCTGAATTTTTTAGATTTCTTATTATATACTTCTTCCCATTTAGGTTCAATTGATTGCTCAAAGGCTTTTGTAATATTTGCATAGTAATTATCATCTTCATTTGACATTATAATAAGAGCATTAATTTATTAAATAAAATTATCAATTTTTTTTATATCTTCCGTGTAGGAAATAACATAACTTCTCTTATAGAATCTTGACTAGTTAACAACATAATCAATCTATCAATACCTATACCCCATCCACCAGTTGGAGGTAATCCATATTCTAATGCTTTAATAAAATTTTCATCAGAAGGTGGTATTTCATCATCTCCTTGTTTCTTTTGACTAGCAATATCTTCAAAAATTTTCTTTTGAACTTTAGGGTCATTTAATTCTGTGTAAGCATTACAAAATTCTTTCTTATTTATAAATAATTCAAACCGTTCTGTTTTACCTTTTAAACTTCTATGAGGTTTAGCTAGCGGTGACATAATTTGTGGTTGATTAATTAAAAAAGTTGGTTGAATACATAATGGTTCTACAAATTCACCGATTAAACCATCAACTAATCTATTTAGAGTATGAGGTGGTGAGATTTTAATTTGTAAAGTATCTTTTAAGTTCATATATAATTCTGTTGCATTTTCAGAATCAATATCAGGTAATATAAAGTTAGAATCATTTAATTTCTTTTGAATTTCTATTTGTAACGTATCCATTATATCTAATCTAGGATATGGTGCTTTTAATTCAATATCTTGACCTAACCATTTTGTAATTGTTGTTCCATTTATAGATTGTGCCATTTTTGAAATTAAATCTTCAGTCATATCCATTAGTGAATAATAATCAGCACCAGCTTCATATAATTCACAAGAAGTAAATTCTGGATTATGGGTAGTATCAATATCTTCATTACGAAATTGTTTACCAATTTCAAATACTTTTGATAAACCACCAATAATAAGTTGCTTCAAGAATAATTCAGGAGCAATTCTCATAAACATTTCTTGTTTCATAGCATTATGAAAAGTTTTAAAAGGTCTTGCTGTTGCGCCCCCTGCCATACCTGATAAAACAGGTGTTTCAACTTCAATAAAATCTTTATCGCATAAATAATCGCGCAAGAATTTAATAATTTTATGACGCTTTATAAAAATTGGTCTGATATCTTTATTAATTATCAAATCAATGTATCTATTAGAATATCTAATTTCTTTGTCTTCAACTCCATACCAAGTACTTGGCATATCATGTAAACAAGGAGATAAAATTACTAATTCTTTTGGGAAAAGAGATAGTTCCCCTCTTTTACCTTTTCCTACATAACCTTGTATTCCAATAACATCACCTAATTTTGTAAGTTCATGAATTGCATAATAAGAAATTTCATCTTTATAAGAATTTAAATCTGAAATAATTTGAAATTCAGTTCCATCAATAGAAATTGTATAAAAATTTAATTTTTTGCTACTATTTCTTTTTTGTAGAATTCGACCCATTAATGAAAAATTGGTATCGGTTAATCTTGCACCATTTTCAATATGATTATAATTTATAATTATATTTTCTATTTTTTCATTAATTTTCCAAGTATGGGGATAAGAAAATCTTTGTTCATTTGTTGACATTAATATTTAATTATTTGTTATAAATGAATATTAATCAATTTTTCTAACTGGTCGCTAATTTCTGGATTATTCTTTTGAAGAACTGTATCTTTATTGTTGTATATAATATTTATATCTTTATCATTTACTTTAATAATAAAGTATTTTTGATAATATTTTAATTTATTTTCTACAGTGTCATTAAAATCAGAATCAATTGAAGTATCATAATTTTGATTTGATAAATATAAAAAGAGATTACCACAATAATCAAAGTTAGATGGATTATTTGAGATTATAACAATAGGAATCATTAATATATTATTAAAATAAATAACTATTATAACTTGCAATTTTTCTATATTTCAACCATTCTGATTTCACAATTATTAAAAGCAACATCTTCATTAAAATATAAATTGAAAAAATGATTTAACCAATCATAATGAGTAACAACTAATATATTAACATCATTATTATGTCTTGATTTTAGTTCATTAATAAATTGATTTATTCTATTATTAACTTGTAGGGTACTTTCTTTATTAAATTCATAATTTAAAGATACATTTGTCAAATCAAATTTTTTATTTAAATTAGTCACGAATTTTTCAACTTCTACTTTTTCGTGTCTTTTATTAGGAATATGATAACCTTGAGGTTCCATTAATCTATCGTCCAATATGATATATTCATTTTTTGGTGATTTGAATGCTGAATCAATTATAACTTTACTAGTAAATAATAAATTATCTAAAGTTTGAATACATCTTCTAGAAGGCGAACAATATATAGAATCAAATATAATATTTACTAATTTCAATCCAGCGTTTCGCGCTTGAAATTCACCTTCTGGTTCTAATATAGCATCAAAATATTTAGGGTCATAATAAGCCATCTCTCCTACTTTATTAAATCCTACATTATGACCTGCTAATCCATGTCTTATTACATACAACTTCATTATAATAAATAATTAATATTTTGTTTAAATTTTATCAATTTTTTATTCCAAAAATTAATTTATAAAATATTATAATGGAAAAATTCGAATATATTATTTTAGTTATTTTAGTAATTTTATCAATAGTAATAAATATTTTTTATAATAAATCAGAAAAGATATACTATTTTTTCGATGCTAAAGATGTAAAATCTAAAGAATTATTAAATAATATTTTAAAAAATAGTAATAATGAAGTTATACTTGTTACATCAGAAAAAGATACTGCAGAAAATCAAGTAAACATGAGAGATATTTTACAACAATTAAGTACTATTAGACCAGTAAGTAAAGTTCTTAATATTGAAAAATTCAGTGATTTATCAGAAGTTGTTTATCAATCTTGTTTTAAAAATGCAAAATGTATTTTTCAACCTTTTGACCGATTTTATGCAATTGCTAATAAATTAAATGTTCAAGGTTATCCATTTAAATTTGAAAATAATGCAGATTCTCCTTCAAATATACCGTCTGATGTAAATGGTAATGCTTCTGTGAATTATGGAAATAGTGATAAAAATATAGATTTATTAAATGATAAAAATGCATCAGTTACTAAAATAAAAGAATTTGTAGAAGGTCCAACTGGATGTTCAAATACAAGATCTAGTAGAGGATTAGGAGAATAAATAATTAAGTAAAAAAAATTAAATCTAGCATTATTCAATGGAAAATTTAATTTTAATAATATTTTTATTTTTAGTTATTTTGGTTATAATTATAATACAAAAACAAGATCCTGAAAAAGTAGAACAAACATATATTGGAAAAACAATACTTGTACCATATTACAGTTATTTTGGTTATAGATGGTGGTATAATTGGTGGCCTTATTATTATGGATCTGGTAGTTCTGGAGGACCAAATTATTATAGTACTTATAGATATCATGATAAAAGACGTAAACATAGACATCCTAGACATAAACATATTGTAAAAAATAATTCAAAAGGAAGTATAATAATTAGATCACCAACTATAAGAAGAGGTGTACAAAATAATTCTATGAAAACCTCGCGACATGGTTCTAGAATTAGAAATAATTTTACTAATGCTCAAAAAAAAATCTTGATTACTAAAGCTACAAATAAAAAATAAATAATTTTTACCAAAAATCTTCATTTTGCATCCACTCCGGTTTATCCCAATATTCTTCATTCATTATATTAACCTTTTTGAATCCTAATTTAATTAAATAATGATTTATATTATCATAAGTAATTGTATAAGCAGTATCATTTATATTAGGGTCTTGTATAAATTTTAAAACGATTTTAATAAATTGCCAAATTAAAATTATTTTTATATTATCTAAATTATAGTTTTTATTATTTAATAAAAGACTATTATGAAACAAATTTTATAAATGATGATGTATCAAAATATTTATTTGCAAATAAAAATGAGTATGACTTTTATTTACCGTATTATATGATTATAG